GTTCCCTGGTGCGTATGCCTGCGCCCACCTCTTCAGCAGTCATCCGCAAGCCTACATTCGGCCTGCCAGATGAGCCGTACCATTCACGGTATCTGATAAGCGCACCGTCAGGAAAATCAGCATCATCGTCTGCCACAGCCCACCAGCCCACAGAAAACGGTGACGCGCTGCCCCAATCGAATGATCGAAACTTTGTCCAGTGCTCTGGTATCTCAAACGGCCTGATAACGTGCAAATCACGTTTCCAAACATCGCCAAAAAACGAGCCTACAACTAAATCCCAATCACCTTCACGCAAAGCCCTGCCCAGTTCTTCAGGCAGCGCACTGAAACTTGAGGCGTATGAAGGGTCAATATATTTATTATCCTGCATTTTTGCAGGGATATACATGGTGAGCCAACCCCTGTCTTTTTCGTTGTTGGGGTCACGCATGGTGTGGTCGTAGAAGTAACTTTCTGCCGGTGCAGGGTCGATATATAACGCTTTTAAAAAATTATGGCTCTGACCGCCTGGGTTAGCTGTCATAACCAGGCGCGGCAAAAACTCTTTTTGTTTTGGCTCAAAACCACCCAGTCTCATACGCGATTTGATATAGCCCAACTGATACGGCGTAAGCTGCCCAGCCTCATCCACCAGGGCAATGTGTATTTCTGTCCCTTGGATGCGGTCACAGTCTGAGTCTCTTTCGAGATACTGAAACTGTATAGAACTGCCATTGAAAAACTCATATCGTTTGCGTGTCTCGTTAAAACTGCCTAACTCTTGCGGTAGTTCACGCTTCAAAGGTTGTATGTGGTTTGCATCCAGTTCTGGCAGGCTGCGTCTGAAGATAAACGCTTGCAGACCAGGGTTTTCAAGGCAGAACCCAATGATATCCCAGCGTCCAGCGTGGCTTTTACCACCGCCAGCCGCACCACCGAACAAAACCTGCTTTGCCTTGCATTTATGCAGCAACGCCTGCTTTGGTTGCGGCGTGTACTCAAGTTTTATGGTTTTCTGGGCCATTAGTCTTTAAAAAACCCGCCCTGCTGCCTCAAGGTGTTTTCCAATCCAAATGGCGGCGGGGTGTCCATTTGATCTATAAACTGGTCAGGCGGGAAGTAAGACCGTGTGAAACCATATTTTTCAGGGCCGAACGCCCTTGCCTGCACACCTCTTGCCTCAACCTCGCCAAGCGAATCCAAATAAATATTCATCTGTTTGTTTGGATTATTGCCAGAATATCTGCCGCTTGCCTCGATTTGGTCTAAACTACTTCTTGCGTTGCGAAACTGTGCAAATGCCTCATAGTTTTTGTCAGCAAGGCGACTGGCCTTGCCGTATTGGCTTTTTATCTCTTTCATGCTCAAGGTATCTGCAAGCCGTGCAGATGCTGGCATAGCGTCTCGTTCTTTTTGAGCTAGCTTTGCAAAAGCTGTTGAAATCCACAATTCCCGCTTCGGGCTTTTGCGCTTATTGTATTCAATACCCAACTCTTCACGGATTTCACGCCTTATGTCATCGCCGTATTTGTACCAGTTCGCCTGGTTGAACAATAAACGTGGTTGGTGGCTGTCAAGAAGCGATTTTTGCTCATAATATTTTATGCGCTCTGCACCGCCCAAGTTAACTAAATCTGCTCTGGCAGTGTTGTAGGTATTATAACCAACCTGGTTGTTTGCTATTATTTTCTTTTTTGACCTTACGGCCTGAACTACCGCAACGTCTGCATTTGAGACATTTGGGTTTGAACCCCTGGCAAAACCCTCAATCTCTTGAACAGCATGTTGTATTTCATGCACCAATGTTGATTTTATGTTTCGTTTCAACGCCCTGCCCTTGGTTGAAATCCCGCCCATAATTGGACGCATGTCAGCAAGGTTGATGGTTATTTGCTTTGTGCGCGGATTGAAAGAACCTCTACTTGCATCATTGGTGTCAAACTTTATTTTAACAGGGTAGCTTTTAAGCTGTGGGTATGCCTTAAACAACTCTGGGTGGTCTAAAAAATCAGCAAGCGGTTTTGTTACACCAGCTTCTGTCCTGGGCAACGCACGTTCTAAAGCATCGCCTGTTATTTCGCTAAACAGCGCATCAGCGTCATCGTCAATGTCTAACTTAACGGTTGCTGGCCTGTCATCAATCTCAAACCTAAACTGATTGTCAGGCATTTTAAACAAGCCGCCTTTGCCTTCATCATCCTGCGTCATTCTGAAGATGGTGCGCTCGTCCGTGCCAGCAAACTTAGCTTCGAGTTCTGCGTCAGCCTGTTTTTGTAACTCCCCAACTTTGGATGTATTCGCATCCATCTGATCCATAAGAGCCCTTTTTCTGGCTGCAAGCTCTTCTGTACGCTCATCGCCCAGGCTCATGCGCCCCTTGGTAAGCTCAAAGTTAACGCCGTCATACTCCTTAATTAATTTTTGTTGCTCTTCAATAACCTGTTGTCGAGCCTGTAAATTTTCACCCTTACGAGGAAACGTAGCGGCTGACTTACCAGCAAATATGCCAATAGCACCCTCTGGGATGCTCTGACGCAACAAATTAGCACCTGTTAGACCCATGCCTGCTGTAGACATGCCAACATTTGCAAGCTCATCGGCAGCAGATTGCGGTAACGGCCCGAACTGTGGGTTAAACCTGGGATCACCCTGCAAAACCTTCTTGCCTGTCTGATAAGCATCAACCAGACCCTTTGCAGCCCCTTGAACCATGCCTGGAACCGCTGGCACTACGTTGCCCTCTGGCGTTGTGCCAATAGGCAAAAACATGAAACTGTCTACTTTATTGCGGCCTAGCATGGCATCGCCTAAACCTTCAGCAAAGTTTGGCTGCTCTACATCACGCACAGACGGGCGCACCTTGCCAGCAAAGAACGGGCTATCACTAAACTCGTTGCCTAGCGCATCTGTCATAAGCTGCTGCGCCATCATGCGGCGAGCAAATCCAAGCGGTCTTTCAGCCATGCAACCTGACATCCTGTAATTTTGTATAGACGGGCGTGTTTATATATCGGCTTCGTCTGCCGCCAGCCCAGGGGCTGGGGGTGTCGGCCAGGGGGCCAGATGAATCGTGACCCGCCACTAAAAGGCGGTAACACAGAGCCAGCAAACCGTTGCTGTGCCTTGCGTTGCTGTAAGACTTGTTACTACTAGTCCAGGTTTAGTCCAGTTTTAATTGGACACAACCACAGGATCGCCGTCGCGCACGATGTTTATCTGTACTGCCACCCCACCACTTTTATGAGCATCAGAGCCAAACGTGGCGCGTTGTGTGCGCTCTAAATACCAGCTATCGGCTCGCCAGTCCTTTTCGCCTGCCCTGCCAATCCGCTGCACCCTGAGAGCCACAGCCGCGCTTTCAGCCGCGCGTGCCTTTTCACCAAACTCACTGTCATCATTCAACCATCTAGTCAGCGTGTTCTCATGCACTCCCACAGCTTGTGCCGCATGTAGCTTAGGCACTCCATCTGCAAGCAGGCCAAGCACTGCTGACTTCTTATCTTCCCTAACAGCCACGGTTGCACTCTGCGCTATCGGTTGCACATCTGTGCTTGGTTGCACTGGTTGCACTTCTGCAACTGGTTGCATAGCCTGGTTGCGCTTGTGCAACTGACGCCTTACCGCTGTCGTGATAGGCTTATCTGCAACCCAGCCCTCTTTCTTGCACCGCTTCTGTATAGCCTGACGGCTCACTTCATAGTCACGCGCTACTGCTGTGAAGTTCTCGCCATGAACCACACGCTGCTTTATCTCATCCCAATCTACCTGGGCTGGTTGATACTTACGCATAACTATCCTGTGAAGAGTGAAATGCCCCAACACAAAGGCCATCATTGCGCTGGCGATGACGGTTGCTTAGGTTAGGACATTTCGGATGATATCTACATATTGTGCGATGTGAGCGGTTTGCCCCCACATCTTAGAAAAATGATACACGATTTCGCGCACTTCGCAACCCCCTTGATGTAAAAAATCAATATTTGTTGCATTAAAGTTGATAGTGCAACCGAACAAGTGCATCCATATAACGCCGCTTCACAGCCCTGCCATCCATGCCTAACCCCATAATCCTGGCTAGTTTTGTCCAGGGTGCGCCCCTAGCTTTAAACGCTGCGCTGTGTGCAACCGCCCAGACCAGCTTACGGTCATCTTCTGGCATTACTGTAGTCAGCCGCAAGGCTTCATCATACTCGCTTATCTGCCTGGCTGTAGGCCGCAAGACTGTCTCACCTATCTGCGTCCAGCCATACCCATGCCAATCCTTAACCACTTCAGGCCATGCTGCCAGCTTTGCTTTGCGTGTGGCTGGCGGTAAGCGTCTGTCTGTCTCTGCTGCTCCTAAGAACAAGTCATGCAGTGCGTTCACGTTCATGGTAGGCTTTCTCCATCCCCTCTATAAACTTGCGTTGCTGAAAAAGGTGGCTCTCGAAATAGGCTTGCTGCACCTCTTTATAACGCTCAACAGACATTTGCTTTCGCATTTGCCTAAACACCTTTGCCTGTCTATCGCCCCAACTATTTACTTTGCGCCGCTCAACAGCTTGCTTGTAACGTGGATTAGTGCGCTTTGCTGTGCGCTCAACCACAGAACGAATTGTTGATGGGTCTATTTTTGGGGTTGACGGATTTTCAAGCATCGATAAAATCACCTTCGGTGTTAACGCTATCTTAGCTAAGATAGCTAAGATGAATCTTAAAAAATATAAAACGGTATGAGATATCTAGCTAAGATATCTTAGCTAAGATACGGCCCCTTTTCCTGTTTGAGTTCAAAACATATTTGGCTGTACCCATGTTTTGTTAATTCTATCTGTGGCTATGTCAAAATATTCTTGCTCCCGTTCTATGCCGATAAACTCCATGCATTCTGTCTTTGCGGCCAGTCCTGTTGACCCACTGCCCATGAATGGATCAAGAACGGTTCCCCCCTTGGGTGTCACAAGCCTGCATAAATATCTCATAAGCTCTACGGGCTTGACTGTGGGATGAGTATTTCGCGCCACTGATTGATTACGTTGATACGGGTTTTCAATTTGTTTATTTCTGCCATCACAACTATATTGACCAGCCTCTCTGCCGATTAGTCCAGTGTTACGCTCTTCTGTTGATGTCTTTGGGCAATAAAAGTATCTTGCCCACTCTTCTTGCAATCCATCGTGTATTACGTTTGCTGGGTATCTTCCAAGCGGATTATCTTCTTTCGGTTCTCTTGCGTAGTTTTTCCCACTCATTGAGTTGTTGTCTGATTCCTTTGATCCAGATTTTGACCAACCAGATACATCATCCGTTGGGTCTACTCTGCACTCATCAATATTCAACGCACCAGTGCCATGCTTGACCACGTTATCTGCTATGGATTTCTCTGATATTGGCTTCCTTGCAAGCACTATAGGCTCATGGGCTGGCTTCAATGCTGTTCCCCAGCCTTCCCAATCACTTTGCCCTTTTGTTACTGTCCTTGTTCTGATAACTGATTGTGCGCCGCCCCCGAATGAATTGCTTGGCCTCATATCTCTAGTTTCGTGTTTTACAAATTCTCTTTCATTTCCCTCAATTTTATCAACGTACTTGCCAACATTCAGGCTTTTTGGAAAGCCAGAACCATATATCCACATGATCTGGTCACGAATATCAAACCCTGCATCCTCTATTGCTACCGCCATGCGGTGGTAGGTGCGACTGCCAGAAAAGGCCAGTAAGTGTCCCCCCGCCTTCAGTAATTCAAAGCATAAACCCCATGTCTCTTTACGGAACGCAATGTCTCCCCCGTCCCATTCTTTGCCCATAAAACCCTTTGATGCCCTGACGAAAGCCCCGTCTTTCTGATATTTTGCTGGTGCGGAGCCTTCTTTGCCGTATCGCTCTGTCATGGATTTCAGGTGATATGGTGGATCGGTCACGACTGCGTCCACCGTCACACCTTCACCAATCAACCTCTTCATTTGGCTCAGGCAATCGCCATGAATTATCATCAACTTTCTCCATTATGACACTGTAAACACCATGATTGCCATAAATATGACTAGCGAATATGTATCCCTTCGCTTCATACTTTTGGATATCCTCATGCGATACAAACCTAAAAATTTGCCTATTCTTGCATTGATCTGTTTGGCTCATAGATTTGTTTTTCCATACATTTTGACAATTTGCTGACTCATTTGCTCAAGCAGATAAGGCTCTGTAAGCAGCCCCCTGCCCCTCACATATTTTGGTAAAGCAACCCAAACACGGTCAGCATCCATCTGATCCTGGTGCGCTAAGTACATCGGCTCAATGTCCCAGGCTTCAGCAATCAGGAATATGCCCATGCCCTGCCTGATAAGCCGCCCATACTCTTGCTGGGCTATTCTGTAAGCCCATGCGCTTATATCCAACCCAACTTTATGGCGTTTACTAATGGACACAGGCCGGTATCTCCCCGTTAAACACCGCAGCCTCATACTCGTCATCCGTCAAGTCACGGTAGCCATCACCTGAACAGTCATCGCAATCACCTTTGCCTGTTATGAGATAGCCGCCGTTCATAAAATCAATGACAGGCACTTCTGTCTCAACGCTGCCTGTGCCCTCACACACCTCGCACTCTGCAAAGTATTCCCAAACACCAGGGCGGCGCATGACTTTCATCACATCAACCACCTTGAGCCTCACAAAGCTGCTGTGTAATTCTAGCTTGCGGCGTGTCGCGTAAATGCAGCAAAGGTTGCAGATATGCCTGCACCTGAGACAAACGCTTGGCTGTAACGCAGTAAACGCCGCAACAGCGCAATCTTTCTTGAATATCTTTTTGCTTGTCTGTAAGCCTGCCGCCCTTAGGCCGCTTTAGCTCGAACATGATTGGCCCTTTACAAGCCAGGTCAATCCAGCCTGTGTCTGGAACGAATATTTCGAGGTCAGGCCAGCCAGTAACCATCCCCAGGCTTTTCAACCTGACTTTATAAGCAACGTGCCGCTGACCTTCATTTGGTGAATGATGTACAACTGACCCCATCGGCAGGCTTGCCTTCAGCCAATCAACTACATGCTTTTGCAGTTCATCCTCTGTCATCAGGCATCGCGCCGTAAAAATCGTTTGGCTGAACCGCACCATTCGAATAATCAAGAATGGCAGACATATAGCGTGGGCTTGGTATCAGTGACTGTGGATGCCCCTGCGGTAAACACCACCGCCGCACGACAGTAGCATGTGGTGCGCCAAGCTCACGGGCCAAAGCTGAGAGGCTCAACCCTTTATTTTTTCTAAATTCATCAAGTCTCATGTATTCATTATGTAACAACATTGACATATCCAGTCAATGCTATTACACATTAAAATGATTGTGACGTAAACCGACAATGCTATAATGGAGCTTTAAATGGTTTGGGATGTAGTAATGGCAAATAATTTAGATAAAATGATTCGCCGTAGCGGAATGACCAACAGGGCAGTCGCAGAAGAAAAAGGGATCAAGCCTGAAACGCTCTCGCGTCATAAGTCTGGTGCAATTAATATTACAAGGGACGATGCAGAAGAGTACGCGCAGATCCTTAACTGTTTACCTCAGATGATTATGTATCAATCCAGCCCAATACCCTGCTTAGGAAAAATAGCTCAAACAAAAACTGGACATTGGCACATCGAACGCGATCCGGATTCATACTTTTTTTCTGACAGGGAAACAATGCCTTGCCTTTTTTTGAACGCATATTTCCAACAATACACTGTCTGCCTGCAATGGCAGCAAGAAATCGAGGGGATTTATGAGTGGATGGCTGGTGCTTATTTCATTTTTTCTATGGACAAAGCGCGACATAATAAAGTGGACCAAGAGGCTATTATGTACAACGCCCTCAGCCGTGATGGTGAAACAGGCAAAATCTTGATGGGTAAAATTTACCCGCAACCAGGTTCCAAAAAGTTCACAGTCTACAACGGTGACGGTGAGTTTGAAACTTACAAAGATGTAAAATTAGATTGGGCAGCACCTTTAATGAGCGCGTTATACAGACCAGACTTACGGGCAGCAGAGATTGTAGAGGTTAAAAAAGATGACATGTGGGGTGGCAAGTTTTGTAATGCTGGGCCACATTGGACAGAAGTTAGAGACTTTAAATACGGCTAATTTGTCTTCTGCACGAAAATAGCTTGACGTAATATGACAATGTAGCTAACTTCATCGATACAGAAGTATTGATGGAGTTTTTTTTGTCTGCGCCCTTTGATCAAACATTTGCCACCAGCAAACATTATTTTCATCACAGCGTACCAAACAAGCCTTTGTGCGCGGTCATGCACGACAAATGTGTAGTTCGGCCAGAGCGTGATCAATGTTACTTGATTTTAAAAGGCGAGGTAGCTGGCGATAAAAATCTAGCACGGCAACGCCTTAGTGTTTTGAACAATGACAATGCCAAAATGGCGGCTGGCCGTATCACGCAAACTGGCACAAATATGCACCTAATTGAGGGGCGAGAGATCAATGAAGTTATTCGCCATTGTGCCAGCTTATTTGATGAGTTCAAACCGCGCACATGGGATCAGGGACAGGATGAAGCTCAGCTTGAGGTTGTGCGTGATGAATATACAGAAGTGTTGCGTAACGCCATCAAGGGCGTAGAGGCGGCGCATAAGCAACTTGGCCTCAACCGCATCGAAGGCGAAAGTGAAATATTCGCCAGCTTTCCTGGCTTAAAACTTAAATACAGCGGCTTCCCTGATTTTTCGCAGAGGGTGGAACTTAAAACAAAGTGGTCATCAGTTTCAGATAGAACAAAATCTGGTAAACGTGCAACATCCCTGCCCTCAACACCTGATTGGTCACATGTCTGGCAAGTAGCCGGTTATTGGCACGGCACTGGTTTGCCGCAAACAATCGTTTACGCAAATGCCCGTGAATATAGGGTGTTTAATTCACAGAACTGTGAACGGCTGACAGACGAAAGCATGGCGGCTGCACTCAATATGATGATAGCTAAATTAGCCGTCAGAGAAAACTTACTTCAAATTACCAAGGGCAAATCAATTCAGGACATGCTGCGCCTGATTGAGCCTGATTTCAGCCACCATTGGGCCTGGGATATGCACCCCGCCCTTGTTGAGCAAGCCAAACATCTATGGGGGGTCAAATGATCAAAAATAAGTACCTCGAACTGCATTTCAGAGCCAATGAACTGCGCCAACAGCATCGCAAATATAAAATGTTTTTAATCGCATTAAAATATTTTTGCGGCGTTGGCTTCATGACCGTTTGGCTATGGGCAGTGATAGCTTTTGTTTTTGCAGCGCATCCAGGGAGCTACTGATGCAACAAAATTTATTTGAGGCATTAAGTGTGCCGCGCAATATCCGTGAAGCGCAGTTTGTAAAGTTTCATCAAGAAAACCCAAAGGTTTACCAGCTTTGGGACAGGTTCACAAAAGAGGCCATTGCAAAAGGCCACACAAAAATAGGCTCTGCAATGATTTTAGAGCGAATACGTTGGGAGACATCTGTAGCAACAGTCAACGCTAGGCCAGACGGTGAACCGTTTAAATTAAACAACAATTTTAAAAGTTATTATGCGCGGCTGTGGATGTCTAAAAACCCGCAACATAAAGATATTTTTCCAACCAAGAAAGTTGAGGGTGACAATGAGTGAAATGGCTAAAGCGTTTGCGGCGTTCCAAAAAGAAAATTCTGGCCTTGCGGCTGACAAGCAGGGTCAGCGGTCAAAATATAGTTCTGTTGGGGCCATAATGACCAAAGTAAAAATGGCGGCAGCGCACGGCCTAAGTGTAAGCCAGGTTGTTGATAGGGACGAGCATGGTGCGTTTCTCAAAACCATTGTCATGCACACATCTGGTGAAGAGCCCATCATTGGTAAATATCCGATAATTGTTCAAGACCCATCAAATTCACAGCAAATGGGGTCTGCTGTGTCTTATGCGCGGCGTTACGCGCTTATGGCTGCGTTAGGGCTGGCTACAGGCATACAAGAGCTAGATGAAGATGATGACGATGACGGTGAGGCTAATGGCCTGTTAGATGACCCGCCAAGGGAACTAACATTGCAAGAGCTAGAGGTTAAATGCAAAGAGCTGAAAACTTTGGTCAGCCTCAACGCCTGGATTAATCAAATCAATCCACAACTCCACAAAATGTCTACAGAAAAACCTGATGACTACAACCGATTTTATGCTGTGTGGAAACAGCATGAAGAAAACCTATCCGAACCGTTTGAAAAAGGAGACAGATGACATGGCAAAACCAGAGTTTAAAGCATCAGTAAAACCTGAAATGCTCAAACGAGGGTTGCAGATAGATGAATCTTTGCAGATTTCATTTTGGTTCAACATTAGTGACCCTGCCCTGAAGGCTCAACTTGAGGCTTATTATGCGGCAAACAAAGCTGATTGGCGCAGCAGGCCCAGCATTGAGTTACAGGTTAAAACGCCGTCAGGGTTTGAAAAAATAGTGAACAGCGGCCTGTTCTTGAACGATGGCGCACCAATGCAGTCACCAGTCCCGTCAGAGGCTCCTGTAGCACCGCCACCACCACCGCCGCCAGGATGGCAAGCTAATGACTGAACCGCTGCTCTACACGCTTGAGGAAGCTTGTCAGGTGTTGTTTTCTGAAGGGTACAGTGATGCGGCCCGAAAGCGCATTAGAAAATGGATAAAAAACGGCATCATACAAGCCATGAGGGATGGCAGACGCTGGTATATTCCAGCCGTTGAATTGCAAAAATTTGGGAGTAAACAATGGGAAAAAGATGGCAATGGACAGAGGAGCAAAAAGCCGCTCACTCTGCACGTTTGAGAAAATATTGGGCCAACCGTAGGAAGGCTAAACAATCATTTTGGCAGCAAGTATGGGAGAGGGTTAAAGGGGCTTTTTAAGCCCCTTTTTCCTATGCTAATATTGCCGCTGCTGCCTCACGCTTACGTTGCTGCTTTTCCTCATCAACAATATAATGACCATACTGCTTGCGCGTAAAGTTAGCGTTTGTATGACCCATCGATTCGGAAACCTCTGCCCAATTTGCTCCAAGCTGATCAATCAAGTTACTTGCAAAAGCATGGCGCAAATCACTCCACACAAATCTCAATGGCTTGCCTGTTTCATCAACAAAAGGGCAATTCAATCGAAACGGCTCACAAATGTCTGTAAAGTCGTTTTTACGCAACGGTGTGCCTGCATCACATGGGAATATATAATGGTCAGCTTCTGTAAACTTTGTGCTAGTTCTGTGCTGGTCAAGCATCTGACAAATCACTGAGGGCAGTTCAATGTCACGATCCTGTGACTGATCTGTTTTCGCCTTGCCCCGTTTCTGAGTTCCATGTTTGATTGCACCAGACACTCTTATCATTTGCCTGTTAGGGCTGTAATCACTCCATTTGAAGGCTCTCAATTCACCCTGGCGACAGCCGCAAGTAAGAGACAACTGCAACATCAACTGAAGTGTTTTAGGATGTATTCGCGGCCTCTTACATTGACCAGCAGATGTACGGCCCGAATTTGTATAGGCTTCTATGTAAGCTGTTAGTCCCGCAGTTTGCAACCACCTCACAAACTCTTTTTGAACGCGAGGTGCGCGGCTATCAACTTTAGACTTAACAGGCAGTTTCATTTTTTCTAGGGGATTAAAGTCTATCCAGCCTGAAATAGCAGCATGTTGCAGGAACTTGCCCCAATGCTTCCGCCGCCTTTCCATAGTATCAATGCTCTGACCTTCAGCAGTGATGGCCCTGGTTGCAGTGTTTTTGAAAGATATACGCGCTGCTTTACTGCCTAAATATTCCATCTGGTGTTTGCCTACAGCCGTGCCTTCAAAAACAATTTTTTGCAGCAACTGAAGGTTATGTATTTGCTCTTGATGATATGGCTCTGTCTGCATAAGTTTTTCTTGTTCCAAATAAACACCAATCGCATCATTGACAGAAAACAACTCAGTGACGATATCATCCTTTGAGGGTAAACCAAGTTGAAATCTTGCAAGCATCCTTGCCGCTTCTGCCTCTGCTTCTCCCTCTGTTTCGAAACCGCCCTCTTTACTTGACAGCCCTATGCGCTCTGCATTGATACACCACTTTTGGTTGTCTTTTCGTTGCTTTACAATCAAGGCTTTCATGCTTCTCTCCCGTGTAAAATTGACTCTTCTACACCATAACCTTAACACATTACGTCAAGATTTACAAGATTTTGCCATAAAAAACTGGACTAAAACTGGACGAGAAACAAAAAAATAGCCCCCAGCCTCAAGGGCCAGGGGCTTATAACTTATTGTAATTATTTGCTAAACAGTGTGGCATCCCGTACGGGATTCGAACCCGTGTTGCCGCCGTGAAAGCTCGGTTTTGGGCGGTATCTGGTGGTATTTTCAGCAGTTTTAGGGGACTGATTGAGACGCTATGGGAGCCTGTGGTAGCCCACGGCCTGGACTAAACTGGACGAGATTTACCGTGCCGATCAGGTGAAGGTCGCCACGTTGGTCGGCTTGCCGCCAACACCCTGTCGCTTTGCCCTTTTTCTACTTACGGCTGAATCGCGTTGCGCCTTTGTCATGCGTCCAGCTTTAGCAGCGGGAACACATTTCGGATATTTGCGTTTGCTACCCTTTGACGATCCACGCCCACACTTTTGAAACCCGCCGCCTTTTTTGGGCGCACCGATATCAACCCAATCTTCACGGAACCATTTCTTCAAACTCATGCTGGTTTTTTACCTTTGTATTTACCACCGCGCTTTTTGTACTCACGAACCAGCCATGCGTTTGCGTAAGCTGAAGGGTAGACATCAAACTTGCGTTTTGCCGCAGCCTTGACCCTTGAATACAAAGCAGGGTTTGTGGGTGTTGGCCCACTGGTCTTTTTCTTTTTAGGCATACCTCATGCCTCTTTTCATTTTCTTCTTTTTTGCCGCTGCTTTAACAGGCTTGGCTTTTTTCTTCATGGCAGGGGTTTTGTACTTCATTCCAGGCATGTCACTCTCCTACTTGCCGACTCTACGCATCGCCGCTCGATGCGCTTCTGTAAATGTCTTTCCCGCTCGCATAGACCGCCTCATATCAGCCATGTGCTTTGCGGTGTGATGGACGCTGTGACGCTTCAAAGCAGCTTGCTGCCGCTTTGTTAAAGCCTTGGGCTTCTTCATGACTATGATCTCCTAGATTTTTTACCCGAACATTTCCAACGCTTGCGTGACAACCTCAAAGGGCTGTTTGGATTTTTTGCTGCCTTTGGGTTTTTCTTCATTTGACCAAAAGAACGCGCACAATAGCTATCACCCTTGCTCGTGCCTGGTCGAACTCTTGGGCCGCCGCCTTTTGCTTTGCCAGCCTGCCCGTAGCTCACCTTCTTACCACTGGCTGTAATCTTTACCTTTGCCTTGCCCTTGGCTGGTTTTGCTCTAGCCATCCTTCAACAACCCCTGGCGATAGCCTCTAGCCTTGCTGTAGGTCAGCGTTTCTTTACGGCCTTTGTCTGCGTATGAGCAATGAACCCAGCCAGAATTGCCGCCCTCATAACACTCAAGAATCAACTGATCAAAAGGCAGATTTTGTTCTATCCACACAGCCAGGTCATAGTTGTCTACCATCGGCACTTCAAAGTCAGCGGCTGCGTGTTTCCCATCTGTGCAACAATGCTGTGACGTTGGCTTTGAACCAATGGCGGCACATAGCTCAGGGCTTCTAAACCCAGATGAAACCATGAACGGGCCGTGTACGTCCCTGACAGGCTGCAAAATGTATTTGCACAGCTTTTCCAACGCTTCAATTTCGTCAGTGTTTGGCAAATTGGGTATGCCGCGCCGTGCCGCTGTCTGGCTTTTAATAAGCTCATCCAGCGTAAAATTTGGTGATAGCTTCATGCTTTACGTTTTTTCTTTGTTTTCTTTTTTAAAGCCTTAAAATCAGCACCAGTGATTTTGTTTCGCGGTTTTGCTGCCGCCGCCAATCTTTTTTGTTTCGATGAATATTTTGTAAATGGCATTACTTTTTCCCCTTCACTTTGCCAACCACGCCTTCAATCATGCCGCCTCCAAAATAAAACGCCAGAATAGTCAACATCGCTTCACCTAGATAAAAATCATCAATGACCTGTTTTATGTCTGGTATGTTGGTTTTGCCCATAAGGGTCATTACAAGCACCAGAAAGAACGATGATAGAAAGGTTGCAGTAAACATCAGAGCCAAATACCGCTGCGCTACCTTGAAGGGCGCGTATGCCTGCATTGTTTGGATTTTAGTTTCGGCTTTAAGCCGCTCCATTTCCTCATCTGAGCTATGCACCTGGTCAATTAAGTCCATACCTTTTTCGATTACCTTGGCGTTGCCCAGGATGCTTGTTAGTATGCCAATCATTAGCTTTCATCCTTTTTGTTGACCAAAGCGGGGTAGCATTGAAATAAAATTTTATAGTGTTCGTTATTGTTGTGATGGTTCCAGCTTTGTGCGTTTGCTAACTGCTCACACTGCGTCTGGCTGAAGGTTTGTTTTAAAACTGATTGATTGCCTATAAAAACCCATTCAATTCCTGTGTGGCCCCACATTGAGATCACCAGAACAAACTCTTTCACTTTCTGTCCATCCAGCTTGTAAAGCCCATATATGCGCCAACAACGCCCGACAGACTGATGTAAAGCAACGGGCTGACTTCTTTGAGCAGTTCTATGCGGCTGTCTGGTATGAAGGGCATAAACAACAAAATTGTGTAGACACCGATACCGATTAGGGAGAAACGGGCTAAACGCAACTGCGCTAGATGCTTGCGGCTTTTGTCCTCTGTTTCTCTTATTTCTTTGGCTCGTGTTATTTCTTCATCAGACACAACGCCATCTGCATCCAAATCATATTTTTCGAAATCACTTGATGGCTCTAGCTTTTTCTGGGTCATTGTTGGCCCATCAAATTTGCCTGAAGATTCAGCATAAATGCGTTTACAGCCTCTGCAAGTTCACCATCTTTTCCAGGTAAAGCAGCTAATCTGCCAAACTGAATAGATAGTGGGTTTACACCAGCATTTGCTGCTTGGGCTGATGTTTTGAGCCACCGCAAAAACTTGGGGCTAGTCATTAATTTAGCCGCATAACGTGGTGCTAAAACTGTAGGCACTGCCGCTGCTAAGGCCGTTTGTCCCGCCTCTGGAAACCCAAAAAGGAATAAACCACCAGATGCAGCCAAAGGGCCAAGTTGTGATAATCCTGCAACTACATTGCCTGTGCGCGATCTGTTGTCCAAAGCAGAGCGTTCTGCTGAAACCTTAGCAAGCCTTGCTAGGCTGTCTAATTCTTTTGCGGCCTCTTTAAAACGAGGTGAGCCGAATAGAATCCGCTTGGCGTTTTTATCCATACGCTGCCAATTCGTTAAAAATGTGTTTGCTGACCACTCTGCGCCCTCTGAGGCGTTGCCTCTGTACCCCAACTGTGAAAGTACGCTTGCGCTTACAGCATCGCGCTCATCGCGCTTCAAATTAGCAAACACTTGTCTAATGCGTTGACCGCCTTTTTGTTGCCCGAACAACGCAAAATCGAAAACCTGACTGTCCAAATTCTTTTTTTGTATGCTTTCAATAAGCGGTAGATTTTCGCCTGCGTTGAATTTGGTGTATCTATCAGCCTTGTCCAACAACCGCTTGGCTTGTGGACTAGCAGCAGACACGGCGGCTGCAATATCATCTGATAAGGCTGCATAAATGCTGGGCAATCGCTCATCGCCAGCTTTATATACTTTGATGCTACCTGGCGTTGGCCTGCCAATGGTTTTTCCGATGTTGGTTCTAATGGCTCGCAAAGTTTGCAAGGGCAAAGTGCCGCCAGCTTGTTGAGCATCTTTTAGCACCGTATCAATTTGTTGGATTGCTGGGCCTAAAATACTTTTCAAAGTTGCAGGTGCTTGTGCGAGCTCTGTTTCTAACTCAGCTTTCAACGCTCTGACTTTGCCAAGTGGAACAGTTATTTCACCAGCCGCATCATAAGCTGCATCGTATAACTCTGTTTTTTTAGCTTGTATTCTGTCAAAAGCTGCTTGTGTGCCAGAACGTATTACAGAGCCAACTTCTTCTTTGCTGCCTGCTGGTGCGCCAAACTTACGGGCTATTTTTTCGTTTTGGTCAGCAAGTTGCCGTGCCAGCTTATCGCGGCTTTCTCCGATAATATCGGCTGCAAACAAAGTTGTGCCTAAAGTTTCTTCAAGGTTTGCCACAGACGGCCTGCCTGTTAGTGTTGCTGCCGTGCCTTCAATGCCTAAACTCGCCATGTCTTCGGCGCGTTGTCCTGGGCCAATGCCAGACAAGCGTTGCACGCCTTTTTGCACCCCTGTTCTGAGACCACGCATGGTTGCGTCACCAATACGGCCCCCTGCAAACTCAACAGCTAAATTTTGCGCTGTTTGGCCTGCCTGTTCGACAGGGCCACCCCTGTCTATGCCACCAGGTGTCATAAATGAAACGGTCTGATCATAAATATTCCCAGCAGTTTCCGCGCCTAAAGCAGCCGCTAATGGCACAGTGTAGATTTCTTCTGGCGTTGCAACTTGCGGCCCTGCCTGTCCTGCAAGAACGGCTGTTGCAGTGCCTAAACCCCCGCCAATCATCGAGGCAACGTCACGCCCACTTTCAACAATGTCGCCTACATCCACGCGAGGGGGAAAAACCGATTGAATAAAGCCAGGTGGATCAACCAGTTTCATTGTACCTTCATCTAGATAGAAAAGCTGATCTGGGCCGCCTAAATCATTTATTTTCAACTCAGGATTTGCAGCAATAAATTCTTCAGCCGTAAACACTTGCGGAAAATATCTTGATAAAATTGATTTGCGTTGGTTTTTCGGCGCAGATGCTAGTTGCTGGCGAATTGCAATCGGTGCGCCTGATTGGTCAATTTGTGCTTTTGCCATCTTATTGTGTCCCTGGGATGTTTACCATAGAAGGGGAAGCTGTAGCTGGTGCGTTTGCTGATTGGTTTGAAGTTTGCGGTATGTTAATTGTGGTTAGCCCAGGTATGTTGCGCCCAGCACCAAAAGCTGTTACGTTTGCGTTGAATTCTTCAATTAGTCTAGCAATTCTAGCACGTTGCGTGTCTCCCCTGGTTGTAATGCCTGGTGTAACTGCATTTAAATAGTTTTCTATTTCTTGTTGGTTAGCAGTTGCACCAGTTCTGTCCCTAAGCCGCAAATCGACAAGGTTACTTAAAGCGTCAAATAATCTTTGTGCATCACCGCTTGTTGTTCTGCCGATTGCGCTTCCTGACAAGATAGCTATGTCTTGATTGTATTCACCACCTTGCAAATCACCATTAAACATGATGTCAATAACTGTGTTCAAATCATTCTGAGCGGAGGCTAAATTTGACACAAAACGCGCTTCAGTAGCTGATAATTGGGCTGGCTCTTGCCCAATAACAGTTCTTTCATCAGTTTCTGCAACCGCATCACCGGCTTGAGCGGGTGCAGGCTGTGCTGCGCCATTCATCCCTAAAGTTGCAAGTGCATCAAAACCAGGTTGCAAAACTTGCTGTGTGCCGCCTCGCCCGTCACCTATAGTTACAGGGGTTGGTTTTTTAATAAACTCATTCAAAAAAGTCATTCGCCTTGTTTGCTCTGACGTTCTGTTGGACAAGTTTGCTAAGTCATAAAGTTCAGCTAATGCTGCGCCTGCTGTAAGGGACGGTGGTGATCCTGTAGTGCCAGAAATGCTAGCAATTTGACGAGTTACATCATTTTGTTGATAAACTTGGCCTTTGTCCGTGGGTAAACCTAACGCTGCTGCCTGTTCAGTTGATAAAATTGTTTGCGTTTGCGTTTGCGTTGGCTGTTTTCTCGCCCTGGCTACAGCCAAATTTGTCTCAAGCCCTAATGCAGCAGGCAGAGCTTGTTCTGGACTTACTTGTGCTAGGGCTTGCAGGCTTGGGACTGCGCTTAAATTCATACTAGACAGAGCTTGTGTCAAATTGTCTCTGTATTTGTTTTCACGCTCTGCTAGTTGGTCACTGGCCTTGCGTTGTAGATAAGCACCTACAAGCGCATTAGACAGCCTGCCAAGCCCTTGTAAAGGGCTTTGCACAGGTGCTGTGCTTACACCTTGCTGCATAAGTGCCTGACCTAATACACGGCGAGGGTCTGTCTGATATGCGCGGTTCAGTTGCTGAAACTGCATTGTTGGTCTAAGTGCCATATTACCCCCTTATGCTAACAAGTAAGCTGAACCCAGGCTGCCAGCCAAGCCAAACAACCCGCCAAGGTCAGCAGAACGTGATTGCATCGCTTGGTTAAATGCGTTTTGTTGCGCTGCCTGTTGCGCTGCAAACGCGCCTTGTGTGTCAATCATGCCAGGTGCAAAAAACGATGCCTGCTGTATCTGTGGGCCACCAAGCAGCGCAGAAAGCTCGTTGAACTGTTGACCGCGCAGTGCAGTGCGCTCTGCTATTTCTCGTTGACGTTGTTGATTTGCAAGTTGGTTTGAAAGCAACTGTGTTGCAATTGCGTCTTGCCTTGCTGCGTTTGCAAGTTGCACATTGGCTGCCTCTTGGGAGAAACCTTGACCTTGTGAGGCCAAACCAAACTCGCCCTGTGCGGCAGATTCACCAAATTGTTGCGCCCGAACGTTCCTGGCCTGATCTACTAGTCTATCGGCTTCTTGACCGGCGGCAAGGGTTGCTTGCTGTGCTAATCTTTGTCTTTGTTCACCTTGTTGAGCTTCAAGGCGGTTTATAGCGTCATTGTAACCCTCTGAGGTAATGGGCATGCCTCTATCTGCCAGGTTTTGCTCTAACTGTTCTCTTTGCCTCGTAAATTCTGGCTGTAACAAACCTAATTGCCTGTCAAACAGTGTTTGTTCAATAGTGCTTCTAAAGGTTTCTGGGTCACTTATTAAATCGGTTAGATTTTCGGTGTTGATAGCTGTGGGGCGTAAATCTGTTGTTGAAATATCGCTGGTAAATGCTGGCAGATTAGCCGCCATAGTCGGGTCAATGTTTTGTGCAGCACTAATGTCTGCAAGAGACGGCGCAGTTCTAAATGGATTTTGAAAATCTGGGTCATCTTGGTAGATAGGATTGCCAGCCGCATCCTGTCCTATCACTGTGCGTCCAGAAACGCGCTCAAAAGCAAGATTGCCTAAACCTAATCCCGTTCCCTCTTGTGCAGCCCGTAATTGCGCCTGGAACGGCGTTTCTTGTGTAAATGCCGCTGCCCTGCCATCGTCTGGCACTGCGCCTTCAACAAACTGGCCTTGGTCGCCAACAAAGCCAAAGCGCAAGTTTCCATAAGGCGTAAACTGCGTGATACGATTAGCCTGGGACTGAGCATTTATTAGCTCATTTGGATCAGGTGTTGGCGGCGGTGTTGGCCTGCTTTTGCCCATGACGGTTGCTCCTTAACCATTTGCACTCGTTTTGCAACATGCCCCAGACGATGCCGTCATGCGGCGGGTATAGTTGCCTTAGTACACCCTCTTGAGTAAATCCAAGCTGGTGGTTCATTTTCATTGCTTTTTTATTTGATGCGTCACAAGTGACTAGAATGCGATTAACCCCTACTTGCTGAAACGGAAACGCAAAAATCGTGTGCAGGACAGATCGAGTAGCCCATGCACGGGAGGAGGTCGCAATGCTTGCCTCGATCTGCCCATCTCGCCAATCGTGATAAACCACGCCGCCCACAAGCTGGCTGTCACGCTTTATTCCGATTGCAACTGATGGCCCGAACCCTTCAATGTTTAGCCTTTTTGCAACCCAATCTTTTATAAAATCATCTGCGCCGAAAACGGTTGTTATCATTTAGCGAACGCAATCATCAGAACAAAAGAGCCGCCCATTAGCACCAAAATCAAAAAGATAAGCATGACTTGTTTAAGAGTTTCCATCATCGCGTGATGCTCTTTGTTTCTTTTTATTTGTTCTTGCTTGGCTTTAAGTTTTTGTTCTTGTATGCGTCTTGCCCGTTCATGCACTATTGACGCAAAAGTGCCAGGCCCAAAACGTAAATCAATCATGGTTGACAACTGTTGGCGTTGTTCTGCCGCAAGTTTTCTGTCTATAACCTCTTGTGCTACAGATTTTAAACTTATGTCTGTTGCGCCTGCTTTTTTGTTAGCAGCGCGATTTACCTCTTGCTCACCATTAAAAAACTTATCAATTTCTTGCGCTAATTCTGAAACGTCTTTTGCAGTGTTTACGCCTTTTTTAATTGCCTCAAATGCGCTTTTACAAAGCGCAATGCCAGCCAAAGTTTCTGCAAACATCAGCCTCGCCAAACCACCGCTAACAGCAACAAAATAATTGCACCAGCAGACGCAATCATGATGCTTTCCATGCGTTTAATTCGCATAATCGTTTCTGTCCATCGCTCGTCTGAAACAGCAATATGCTTTTCCAACTCCACATGGATTGATTGTATGGTTGGCTTGCTCATGGTTTACTCACGAATAAGGACTATCGCCAAGCAAGCTGGTATCCCAACACGCCTTAAGTTCAGCAATCGTTGAAGCTGAACCAATTGCAGATGCGGCTGGTGCATCACGCAGAGCGTTTTTCTTTGTTACAGAAGCTGTCTTGGCAGATGCGTCATCCGCTTCCATTGCCTTCATATACACAACGTCTTCTGCCTCAAGCAAAGGCTGACGCACCTCACGAATTTTTTCTTTGAATAACTCTTTGGCTTTCGTCATGTCTTCTGAAATAACCTTGCCAGACAGAGACCATGCTCCTCTGAAATCACGGTTGCTTGGGATAGATGTAGCTTCTGCTTTGTCTATCTGATTACCGTCTTTGTCCACGATATACGTTGTTACAGCCATGTCTTTCTCCTATGCTGCTTTGCTTATGCGCCAAGCGTTTCGCCAGACACGAGTTTCTGGTAACTGGTCACGTTTACAAATAACCATTTTTGGGCTGTTACCCTCATCCCACGACTGCCATACAGACTGTGGTATGTCCTTCATAATTAGATATTCGATGCATTCCTTTTCCGACATCGCTGGCATTGGCTCAGTTTTATGCAACAGATAGCCACGAGTATGCTTCTTGAAGTCAGGCTGTGATTCGTCTTTGGCTAATTCCCAATAGACCCACACTGGCGGTAAGATACCGCCCTGCATAGCTGCCGCCATCCAGTTGGGGTCTGGAACAAGTATCTTAGCGCACTCATCTATGCTGTCTTCGTATACCACACGGTACTCTGACTGATAGCCTTCTAAGTTTTCTTTAGCCCAGCACAGCCTATCCCAGAGATGTGTGCCTTTGAATGAGGGTGTGTCCATCAGGCTAAATCCCCTATCATTTTGAAACACTGAAAATGAGGGTCTGTGTTTGTTGTGTAAACTCTACACTCTGTTGTTCTGGGTCTGTAAACTTTAGTTGCAGCTTCACCAACATTATCAGTGCCGTTCGAGTTATTGTTACCGCTTGCTGTCGCACACTGACCAGTCGCAGTAGAAGCATTGTTTGTGTAGTTAATAGTGTTTACTGTGGTTCCGTCATCATTCAATGATGATACGTTGAATGAGTCGTTGGGGCTTCCTGTGTTAGCCATGTCCCATGAACACCACGCCTTGGTGCTACCCTCAACAACGAAATTTGTCGAAATAGACCCTGCGGATGAATGGGTCAGTGTATCCGCTGCGATTGTACCAGCCATTTTATGCTAAGTCTCCATGTACTGAACCATGTTTAACGCCATCAGCAGAACTTCCAGATGAGTTTACTGTTCTTAATCTATACACGCTTGTTGACTGCGCTCTGCCGTGGTAGGGATAGCTAGTGTGGGCGGTAGACATTACACAATAATCGTCTGCGCTCATGACACTGGTTATTGTGTGGTCGCTGCTTCCTGTCCCAATATCTGTAAACCCGCTTGTGTTAAATGTATCTCCAGCAACGCTTTGTGAGCTGTCAGTTGCTTTTGCAACCCACGCCTTTGCCAACCCCTGTTGAAGATTAGTTGTTGTGCTGTTACCTTCACCTGTTACAGCAATAGAGCCAGCAGTGCCTGTACCTGTGAGTTTGTTTGTTTTTACCTCACTCATGTTAAGTCTCCGTGTACTGCAACTTGATTAAAAGCCACATCTCTTTGTGCCGCATCATAATTATTTACGTTTACTAAAGAAGCAGTTTCTAAAATAGATTGTATATGAGTGTTTCTAAAACCTGAAATAGGTGCTTGTTGTGCATTTGAAACGCAAGTTACTTGGTTTGCGTCGGACATAGCATTGGTTAAATTTATGTCATAGTTGCCTGTACCGTTGTCTGTCATGCTAGAGTTGTTGAAAGAATCCCTAGATGCCGCACCAGAAGCAGTTCCATCAAAATTTACCCAAGCCTTTGCCGCACTCTGCTTGGTCAGCGTAACAGGGCTAGAGCCGTCTGACGCTACAATTGTATCTGCTTTTAACGTACTCATCTAAACCACCGTATAAGTTTCACCGCTGCCAACCGTGACTGTAACGCCGCTGTTGATTGTTATAGGCCCAGCACTCATTGCATTTTTGCCATTCGTAATTGTGTAGTCTGTAGTGACGTTCTGACCATTTTCATAAAACACCTCGTCTGAGCCACCGCCAGTTGCACCGCCACCAGCCGCTATGCCAGTAAGGTTGCTACCGTCAATGGCTGGTAACGTGCCAGTAATATTGGCTGCTGGTATGTTTGTAAGGTTGGCAGCAGATGACGCTGGTAAGGTTGCTGGCAGTGCAGTAAGACTAGCTCCGCTAATCGCTGGCAGCGCACCAGTAAGTTGTGACGCTGCTATACTTTTATTTGTTAATGTTTGTGAACTGCTTAAATCAACTAAGGTAGCATCCGTTACAGCAGTGTTAAACTGTGCAAACGTGCCAGAAACAGTATTGCTTCCCAGGGCTATGGTTTTGTTAGTAAGTGTTTGTGTGGCTGCTATTCCAGCTATTGTGTCTGCTGTAGCTGGCAGGGTAAGCGTTATGTCCCCACTAAAATCCGCATGTGCAGGTGCTTGTAGTTGGGCATAATGTGCGTTACTAGATTCGCAATAAAATCGTATATAAGATTGTGCGCCAGAATTTTTGATGGAAATCGCTCCGGATTCCATATCGATGCCATTTGAACCGTCTACACGCACAACCCCTGTCCCATTCGGCGTGAGCGTGATGTTCCCGTTGGAAACACTAACTATATCCTCGCCATTAACATCAAGCGATCCCCCAAGCTGGGGACTAGAATCATCAACCACATTTGATATTGCGCTTGATGTAGCAAGCCCTGCAACAATCGCGCTGCGTTCAATCTTTTTCAAACCGCCGCCAGAAGTATCTACAGCCAGAAAAACATCATCATTAGCAACAGACGATATAGATGACAGGCTTGTGATACTAACAGGGTTGAAGTTTGTGCCATCAGCAATGAGCAAATGACCGGCTGTGTTTGTTGACATGGTTATGTCATCACCAGTTACAGTCAAATCTCCAGTTATTGTTACATCACCCCCAGCAGTCAGATTGCCGCCTATCGCTGTGGTGGAGCTTGCAACCGTGGCGTGAGGGGTGTGTGTAAAGTAACTAACAAAACTGCCAGATATTTTAGAATCAAGTGTTAGTGTGCCGCCATCTGCAATCGTCATTTTATGATGATCTGCGTTGTCATCGCCCTGATCAGCTTTCAATACTATACCAAGCGCGGCACCTTCTACGGCTGCTGCTATCTCTAAACTGTCGTTGGTTGTCTCATCATATTGGATTGTGATATCTGAGTTTGTGCCAAGGGTGATGGTTTTGTTGTCAGGCAAAGTGATGCCTTCAGCAAACGGTATAGCGGCTGTGCAAGTCTGACTGCCATCCTTCAGGATTGTTGTTGTCAGGCCAGTTGCAAAGCCATCAAGTTCAGTATCAAACTTGCTCGCAAGAATTTTAACGCCATTATCTCTGTCTGTTGTGCAGTCAAATGTGCGCGTGAAAGTTCCTGATGAAAAAGGCATTACATTGGCCCCCCTTGCTCAAAGGTATAGTGTGCGCTGATAAAGCTGATGGTTTGTGTGTTTGTTGCTACTTTGACCCGCAAAGCTGCGCTATATCCAAGCTGGTTGATTGCTTTACGCCGCCTGGTTGTGCCTGCACCAGCAGAATCAGCCCAGAAAAAATCGTCATAGGTTGCAACGTCCCAGGTTGCAAGATTGCTTGCAAAAGTCACTGCTGCAACCTCAATAGTGCTAGGTGGTTTCTGATCAACACCTACGCCAAAACTGAAGTCTACGTCTGTCAAACCTTCAAGCATTGGCTGCACAGAACTGAACCTTTTGATGCCAGCCCTGTCATTGAAATAGTTGTAACTGGTGCTTAAATCGCCAACGATGTTTTCATCATTGTCTGAGTCACCACCTACCTTGAAAACCTTGCCATCTGAACTGCCAAAAAAGGTGTCGCCGTTAAACTGGCCCCAAACATGTGAGGCCATATTTTCGAATATGCACCAGGCTCTGATGATTGGATTAAAAACATGCTGGTTAAAGGGGTCGTTTGTATCGGTTGTTGGATAGTTGAAATATACCTTGTCGCCATCTGGGCTTACAAAAATCTGCCAGCCCGTGCTTGTGCCTGTTAGCTTTACTTGATTAATAACAGTGCCTCTTATCTTTTCAGATATGGCCTGTGCTTTGTTGCCTATTAAATCCTGTCGTACAACCTGGCTAAGTGGCAGATAACCCTCTCTGGTCATCACAATCACATCGCCGCCCAGCTTCGCAATTCCACGCTTTTCATTGACAGGTTCTGCTATTCTAAACGTACCAACCAGCGCAAAATCACTGCTGGGGTTAGAGCCGCTATAGATAAGCACCTCACCTGAAGTCATTATGATGGCAAGCAAGTCATCAACGCCCTCACCGCCATCTATAGACAGGCTGTTGATTGACAAGATGTTGCCACCGAATGTGCCAACAAGCCCAACAGGAAACTTCGTGAAGTTGCCCTGGAAGGTGTCTACAGACGCGCTGTAATAAAAGTTTTGGCTCGTGCCTGTCCAATAATACACACGGTTTTTATGAGCATGGACACCTGTAAGTGTGTTCGGGTTCACACTATCAGACAGTGTGATAGACAAGTCTGACGCACTAGAGCCATTCCAGCTAAACGGCACGTTTGCGCCGCTTGGCACAACAACAGACACGTTATTAAACTCAATATGCTCTGCGCGTCCATTTGCAAGGCCAGTTTTTTTGCTAACCGCTGATCCTGTGTCTATCTGGTACAGAACGCCATCAGAACCAATAGCCAGAAGCTGCCTGTTTGCGCCAGCATTATGCTCAATCAGTGTTTCAACATTGCCTGACCCTATTCCTGTGCAAAACTGTGTAAAGCCATCGCGCAGGGTCACTTTTTCAACGGTTGGGAAAAAGTTTGACATTATGATGGCATCTGTCGGAGCCATAGCGTCAATACTGTCACGGCTGTTCAAACCGCCCACAGGGGCTGGTATCGAAACAGCTTTGACCCTGAATCGATTTGATGACTGTAACGCTCTTAGCATTAGATACCAAAACCTGTGTCGGGTAGATTATAACTGTAAGGATTAACCAGAAACCGCCGTGCGTCATCTAGCTGAATGATTGGTGCGCCGCCAGAGCGGCTTATGGCCTGCCTTAATTCAAGTTGGTATTGCCTAAAGTCCTCATCATATGTCAGGCCGTGAGCCTGCTTAAAACGCCAGGTAACACCCATTTCAACGATGGTTTCATCTAAAATTCCCGTGTCAGTATCAGCTGCCATAGCCGCTTGTGATGAACCGCCGCTGGTCTGGTTCCAATGGCTGCTGACATACTCAAAACCAATAGTCTCTGTTGCTGACGGTGTTGGCGTGATGTCAAACTTCAGCGCGTTGCTTGACGGCTTTAAGCGAAACCGTTGTGTGATGCCAACAGAAGCTAAACCGTGCCTGTCGTTTTGAAATTGTTGCGGTGTGATTGGGCCAACCATTTGCTCCAAATCGCTGCGGTTGTACATGGTATCGCCAACTGAGCGATCATAGTCACTTGGCAAGTCATAGCTTTGCGTACCGCTTGAGGTGCTAAAAGTATGCTCTTTTAATAGAATGGGCCAGTTGTGTGACCGCATTAGCTGCTTGCCCTCACGATTAATAAATACAAGCAGTTGCCGTGCTATTGGGTCTGAATTACCGACAACCGTGGTAGGCCGTTCAAAACCTGTAAAATCAGCTACGTTTTGCGCTATGGATAGCAGGCTCATTTGTCACCTCTTCAGCCAGGGATTGGGCAGCCACCGCAACCTCAACAACCAAGTCATCTTTTTGCTTGGATGCGTTAACTTGCAGTTGGGCTATTTTGGCAAGCTCAACATATGGCTCACCTATATCTCTAAGGGTGGTTTCCTGTGCAGATGCTAATTGCTCTACAGTTTCAATGTCATTCAACTCAAGCTCACAGCGGCGCGGCTCTGTCATACCAGGCAACTCTTTTAAAGCTGTGCCTTTAACCTTTGGCTTTTTCTTTTTGCCTTTGTATGCCTTCCAGGCATCTGCAAACCGTTTTAAATCTTCAGGCCGTGCAGGCCCTTCCCACACATCGCGCATACCCGCAATTTCTATTCGGCAAAAGTCTTTGACTTCGCCGTTTAGTTCGCGTTCAAAAAATGTGGCTTTTTCTGTCATGTCTCTCTCCCGTTAAAAAGGGGGCAAGTTGCCCTGCCCCCTCTTCATTACATTGGAAAATCACAAATGATTTCCTTGTCAGACGCATCGCCTGCAAATGCACAAACATGGCTTGTAACATCGGCAGTAACATCCAGCTTACCGTCAGATGACCCTGTTGGGGTCAACGGATCGCCATCTGCGCCAGCAGTCAATGCTGCTGCCATGGTGGCTGCACCTTTAATCTGAACCCAGCAATACTGCCCGTCTGTTGGGGCTGACTGCAAAATGCCTGCACCGATTTCAACGGAGTCAGACAGGTCAGACGTTACCTGGTTATTTTTGTAACCATCTAAGGTGTAATAGTAAGCGGCGTTACCACTGGTTGCCGCCACAGAGCCTGCGCCTGTGTCATACTGCACATATTTGTAAATGCGCGTGCCATTGGTATCGTCAATGATTGCGCCAAGCTGACCCAACTGAAACTCAGGTGTGTCAGCAACGGCTGTGGGGTCAATCCCCATTACTGCTGCAATAGTCATGCAAAAGTCTCCTTATATGTGGATCACGCCTTGGAGCGCACGGTTTGAACAAGTCAGGTTTCCTGACCAGAACATTGGTGTCACCATAGCGTCTTGGTTTACTGACATTTTCGCTTCACCAGGCACAAAGTCCCGTGATGCTGCAACTTCCAAACGCAGATAATCTGTGTTTAGGAAGTACATGCGGTTTGTGTTACAAGCTGAATCAAACACAACATCAGAGTTGAGATACTGGACGCTGGTGAAACCAGAGTTTGCCAGATCGTCTGATGTGATGCGCTGGATTGCCTGCAAGCTACCCAGAAACGCCTTATAGGCATTTGTGCCAGCCATAACGAGGTCAGGGCTGTCTGCGCCGCGAACGAGTTGCAGATAAATATTATTCATATCTGCTTGAACGTTTGCTGTGCTAAATGCACTCGACGTTGCTGTGGTCTGGACGTTTTGCCAGAAAGTAAAGGTTGATGAATTAATGCCACCAACTGTACCTGTACCAGCATCTGCCACGATAAGCTGCAAGCCGCCTACTTCTTTACCAGATGAACCAGTGCCATCTGAATAAATTGATGTAGACAGGCTGTTCATCATTGACTTTTCAAGCACGTTAATACGCGCCTCAAGCAGATTGATAATAGCTTGCTCACCTGAGTTTTTAACTTGCTCTAGGCCAGAAATAGTGACGTTACCAGCCAGCTGCTTATAATCGAACACAGCAGCTGATAATACGTCTGACGGTGAAACATCTAGTGTTTCATAGCCATTGTAAAACTGCACTGTACCGTTATCGGCATATTCTAGCTCACGCACAATGTCACGGCCTGTGACAGAGGTTTGGTTGCCATTCTCACGCAACCGGCGCAACAATGCGTTGTGGTTGCTTACGTTGTCTGAGAGCGTCCGGCTGCGATTACGCAGGGTGGTCGTGACGATCTCTGAAAGATTTGGACTAGCCATTACTAGCTCCTTCCATTTTCAAGTTGTCGAATTGACGCCGCGATGGTGTCACGAATAGACGCATTTGCGGGGAGCGCGGGTGCGGCTGGTTTTGCACTGCCTCTGACCTTTGACCGTTGCGCTTTTTTTGCCTTGGCTACCGCATCAGATTGCACTGATGTTTGTGCCTGGCTTTTTGCGTAGCTATCGAGTTTTTCCTGCCGCAGCTTAGGGTCAGCCATTACAGCCATGTCATAAGCGGTTGCCAGGTCAGGGGCGACATTGTTTTGAATCAAAACGCCCATGTGGTTCGATACTGCATCAAAATGCGGATGCGCTGGGTTGCCCTTGTCATCCTTTTCTTGTGCAAACTGGTCAATCAGAGACTGCGTGCTTGCCTGTACTTGGCTCTGCTGCTGTGTCTGTTGATTTTGTATAAAGCCTGTTAGCTGGGCCACTTGCTGCTGTAGGGCTTTAACGGTTGGATCTGTGTAGTCGTCCTCTGCCGCTGGGTCATTACTGACTGCCGCCATATCCACGCCATACTGGTTTGCAAGCCAGGAGATAGCGTTTTGAGGGTCTTTACGCAGATAATCATGCGCGGCTAACAGTTGCCTGATAGCTGCCACATCATCCATACCAGCACGCTCAAAGTCACCCCTGAACGGCTGCATGATTTCATCAAACTGCTCTTGCCTTTTTTTGTATTTGGCAATGCCTTGTGTCTTTTGTGTGTAGTCACCTTCCATCTGCTTATAGCGTTGCATAAACAGATGCTGCGCCTCTGGCGGCATGGTGCTAAATTCTTTTGCAAAATCTTTAGGCCAATGCGAAGGGGCTTCAAGTGGCTCTAACTCAGCCGCTTCTTGCTCTTCTTCTTCATCATCAGCCTCATCGAGCTGTTCAGCCTCTTCTGCTTCTTCTGGCTGTTCTTCAGCCTCTGGCGGCTCTGACAATGTTTCTTCTTCTGCCTCTGCCTCACCTTCAAATGATTGTAATGTCTTAGCCAGTGTCTCAGCTACAGTTTCGGGCCTTGCTGGCTGTTGCGGGATGGATGCGCCTGCATCAACCCCAGCTTCAGTGCTATCAAGCTGTTGTGTGTCTGTCATGTCAATAAATGATTTTGCTCATTCCCTATTTCTACAAAGTTATTGCGCCGTAAAAACTCACGGTGCTGTGAACGGCTGGTTATCCAACCGAAATCCTTCATGTTCTGGTAAGGCTCGATGTCCCTCATAATAGAAAGGCCAGCTTCGCGGCTGGCCTCTTCTTTAGGAACTAACTTACCGTCCCTTACCACAAATGTTTGTTTACTCATCGCATCAACATCCCTGCTGCCATGCGCCGCTGTGCCGCGTCCATCTTACGGCGCGGCTTGTTAAAACTTCCCAACGCGCTCATCAAGTTTGGAAACACCTTGCTCAATACTGATGCTAACGGGCTATCCATTGCCTCACGGATCAACTCGCGCTCTTGTTCAGTCAAGCTTTGATATGCGCTCTGCGCGTCTTCTAAATCAATTTGCATCACATAAAGTCCCTTGGATTTGCAAACAGGCCAAGCGTGTCAGCCTGCTGTGGTTGTCTCATGCCCCTGCTTTGCAACAGGTCAACAAGTGTGCCTGCAGCAAAGCCATAGGGGTTGTAAAGATTGCCTTGTCCTGAATATAGGTAAAACGGGTTTTGCAGATAATTAATAGCCGCATCATCAATCGTTTCTGGTGTGGTTGTGCCAGGGTCTTGCGGGTCGCCGGTAGATGGCGGCATTTGTTGCATAGGCTGTGAATCATCGCTTGAAATAAGGGGATTCGGGTTTAGGCTCTGATCTCCAACAAAACCGCCTAGCGGGGTCATAGCACCTTGAATCATGCCCTGGTCATCTGTAAAAGGCGTGCCGCCTGCAAGAATTTGTTGGCGAATACCCTGCGCCTGTCTGTTTTGTATTGCCCTCGATAAGTTGCCTATGGGGTCGTTAAAAAAACTAAATTGGTTGTTTGCTTGAACACCCTCTCCTGGAGTAATGCGTGAACCAGCCGCAAATCCACGGGCCAGCAAGTCATCAATAGCTGCCTCTGATATCGTGCTGCCTCTCTGGTCTGTTGTAGCATCCCCAAAAAATGTTTCGCGGCGTTCCTGGCGTGAATCTTCGTCACCAGCTTGATTCATATCGTCAATAGCTTGTTGAGAGACTGTAAAATTTACTGTGCCGCCGCCTGCTGATTGTCTACTTGCTCTGCCTACATCTGGAGTGAGCAAATTGCCGCGCTCTTCTATCTCTATACGCTCATCTTCATCTGCCCCTGTTGGGTCTTCACCGCCATCACCGACAAAGCAGAAAAGCCGTTGCTCAAAATTAAACGGATCGCCGTCAAACTTCAGGTACTTACTAGACATGTTTTGCCCCTGTATTTACGCCAGCCTCGAAAAAACATCTTTGGCCCATATTCGTTGCGTAGATGCTGCCGCGCTTCACGCACCATTTTACCTACTGAACCAAACGGCCCCACAAAATCAATCACATACGGTATATGCCCACTATTCCAATCATCTGGCGTAATTTGTCGCTCACCAGACAAATATCCCTCTTCAACTTCCTTGCTGAAAAAAGCCCAGGTCATAAACCCTAGCGGCTTTGTGTCTGCTTCCCAGAGCCGATATTGACCCAACGCTATAGGCGGCAGATATAGCCTATGCATGTCAGCAATGTTGAATTTTTTATGTATATCGCTATACCCGCTCAAAACAATGAAACGAGCTAGTGCCTCATCGTTTCTCATCCTGTCGTCACAACCTTGGCTGCATCAATATCCAGCTTCTGCTGCTTAAACTGAGCGTCAGTAGCCGCACGTTGCTGGTCAAGCTGCAACCTGGCAACCTTGACTTGTGCGTCTGCCGCTGCCTGGTCTGCTTGTGCCTGTACCTTGGCGGCCTCTACCTCAACCAGCTTGTCTGCTGGGTTTGGCTGTGGCTGTGGCGGCTCGATAGCCTCAAGTGTCTCTTCCAGGTCGCGTGAGCCTGGGAATGACCTAGCGGCAAACAACAGCATTTGTTTTGCCTGTTCAAAGCCGACGGCACCTGACTGCACAATAGGCCCGATTGCCTGCAAAAACTGCGTCATTCCTATCAAAAAGTCTGTTCTGCTTTTTTGCTCACTAGCTGAATCTATTGCGCTGCTTTCGTCAGTATCAACTGATACTTTATAGTTACGCAGCCGCTCATCACGCATAAGCGCAACCGCTTCTGGTGTGATGTTAATTCCAGTTATGCGCGACAGCAGGCGTGGCTCTAGGTTTTCAACCATCAACTCAGCTTTGAGTTCCATAATGCTGTCCAGGAACTGCTCAATGCGCCGTTGCCTGTTGACAAGCCGCATGGCCCCAAATTGGCCTTTTATGCGCTGGGCTGTAGCTGTTTCGCGGCTGGCTGACTGCCCCCGCATAATATCCGAAATGCCTGTGATTTCGTAGATTGTCTGTATGGCAATCTGCCGCGACTGATAAAGCTGCGCCAGGGCTTTTATTATCCCGTCAAGCGGTGCTTCTTGCATAACATTGGCTAGACCACCGCCCGCTTGGAGCATTGCCATATTATCAACTGGTATGAAAGTGTTGTCTCCAGCATCGGACAGTCTAACCAACTCTTGGAACGATGCGTCATAGACACCTCGCCTTTTCAAGGCTTCTGTGAGGTTTGCTATGCGCTGCGTAATGAGGTCAAGTTCAAATAACTGATCTTCGTATGTCAGTATTTCTGGCACAGGCCGTGTGGTGTCTGTGGTAGAGATTGCATAGAGCGGCTCTGGCATAGGCCAGAAATCATCTAAGTTGTAAGGGTCGTCAAACTCTTCTAAGATTTCATTGTAATCGCCAGCAATGAATATCTGCTTGCCTGTACGCCTGTCCCAGATTTCGAATATTTCAGCCATATCAGGCTGACCGTCATCATCATACCCAGACATTTCACCGCGATATGTCAGCGGTATCGCCTCGCCCTTTTGCTTGTAATAGTCAACAAGTTCCTGGCGTGTCATCAGATGCCTAAAGCTAATCCAACTTACATCATCCCAACACCGTGCGGGCGACATTGTGAAGTCTTCCCAATACACATATTCGCAACGCACGGATTGTTCACCAATAAACTCAACAGGGTCGCCATCCATATATGCGCCTTGAGCGTCCTGTTTGACCATTGCCATATCTACAGGATTGCCGTCTGGGTCAACAAATGACTGCCCAACTTGTACATCCCCAAGCTGGCCTGGTGCAACCTCACCTATGCCTGTGACGGAATTGACGGTTACTGGAATGCGTTCTGGATCACCTTCAACCAGTAACGGCTCATAAACCATACGCAGCACACCGCGCCCAACTATAAGCATGTCCTCAATGGCACGGCGCACATTTACGTCAAAATCATAGTCATCAAGCTGAAACTGCAAGCCGCGCTCTATGACGGTTGCTACAGTACGCGCTACAGGGTCGCTGTCTTTAAACCTACGCTTTACCCTTGGCTTTGGCGTTTTGAAGTATAACGCAGATTTGAGTGTATCAACATTGCTATAAAAAATGTTCATGCGCGTTTCACGCATCAGCCGCTCTGGGTTGTCATCCCTGTACCGCTCAACGATATCGTGGCAGCGGTCACGCCAGGTTTCCTCAAACCGCCGTGCTTTTTTTATCTGGTCGTTCCAGTATGCCGCTCTGTCTGCCTGTTTTTTAGGCTCACGGTCAAATGTGTACGAATCAACCATTAAAGTCTCCTGGACGCAGGCTTAGACGCATAATCTAGGCCAGCCATCATTTCGTCTATCGTTGGGGGCCGAAAAGGGTCTTCTTCAAGCTCCGGTACACGGCGTTGGAACGGTCTTGCCATACACGCATAGCGGATGTCATCCGCTGCATGATCTTCTTGCGTGGTATCAATGTCCTCAACGCGATGCTTATCATGAGTAAGGACAGGTAACGTGCGGATCGTGTCCACACATTCTGAAAAAACGTAAAGCATCGGGATACCATCATCACCTATCAGCCTTTGTCTTACCTGATCCCAGCCAGCCACACGGCTGTTGTCTGCGCGGCGCATTCTTACGCCCATTTTGCTCAACCGCTCACCTATCGAGGGGCCACCGTCAAACTTCCAGATACTAGGGTCGCCAACGCTGAAATCTATGCGCTCATGGCGTTCCCTGGTGCGTATGCCTGCGCCTACCTCTTCAGCAGTCATCCGCAAGCCTACATTCGGCCTGCCAGATGAGCCGTACCATTCACGGTATCTGATAAGCG